AAGAGAAGATTGGCTGTTGTGTTCAAGAAGGCTGATAACAAGCTAAGAGCACATGTGTTTAGACTTGTTACCAAGTCGCCTCAGGAATCAACATTGGCCTATAACAAGACTGGTGAGCAGCAGCAAATTCCAGCTAGATTCCGTGCTCTTGCTGATACATCAATTCCTGATGTATACACAAGAACACAGGTAATATTCAACCAAGTATAAAAATCATATAATTGTGTATGCAGAGCAACACAATTACCCAAAAAAGGACTTAGCAAATGCATTCCAGGGTAGATACAGTTTTGTAGCCGATCTGGAATGGGTCGGCTACATTATTTTTAAATAATATGGAAATAGACTTAACAGTAAGAGATAATGAAGGTATATTTGGATCTGTAGACAGAATTCCAGCTATTGCCTTGCATCTACTCAGGGAAACAATAGATGATTTGGCGAATAGAGTTGAAAAGGAATCAAGAAGACTTGCTCCAAAAGGAGAAACAGGAGATCTTAAAAGACATCCTGTAGACAGAGAAGATTCCAGGGTTGGAGAAGTGGCTGAAATTAGTGGAGAAATTGAAGGAAGAAGGTCGGTAAGAGGCGCAGGAGGAAGATTTGTTCCTGGTCTTGGTACATCGGGAAGAGTGGTAGCTAGCGCCAAAATAACGGTTGCAAAAAGGCCAGAATATGCCAAGTGGGTTCATAATGGAACAGGTCTTTTTGGCCCAAGAGGAAAATTAATAGAGCCACATACTGCATCATTCATGGTATTCACAAGATATGGAAAGAACTGGAGATTAGCTACGGTTAAAGGACAAAGACCACAACCGTATTTGGAACAGGCTTTTACTTATACAAAATCACTACATTTTGATAAGGAATTTGAAAAACTTAAAAGAGAAATAGATTTGGCAACATAGGAGGCAAAGCCACATGGCAGTTAAAAAAACTACAGAAGATATAGTTGATTCCTTGGAATCAAATGCAAAGGAAGTAACTATTGTACTTGAGTCAGAAGGAAAGGAAAAGTTGGTTTTTGTGCAAAAACCACTTACATTCTTTGGAAAAATTGAACTTTTTTCCGTTTTAGGAAAGGCAACAGAAAAAATTATTGATGATGGAGGATCAATTGTGGACCTCATTGGCGATATTGGTTCTGATTCCGCCTTTTCTTCTCAGAATCAAGATGCAGAGGTGTTCGTTAAGGCAATATCCAGAGTTATTCAATATGTTCCCGAAACTCTTGGAGAACTCTATTGTGTTATTTTGAACATACCAAGAAACAAAAGAGAAGAGATAAGGGAACGACTTGAAAGTGATTTGGATGATGACCAAGGATTTGGAATCTTGGAAACCTTTGTTGATCAGAATTGGGAAGTGATGAAAAATTTTTTCAAAGGGAGAATCCTCCCGTTGGCTCAGAAGGTTGGAGAGAAGTCCCAAACATCGGAGCCATTGAAGCCCTAGAGTCATATTCGGCGGAACATCCGGAATCAATACAGGAGTTGCAAAATTGGTATTGGAAAAAATTTGAAACATTATATAAAGCCTTTATAAAAAGAAAGGCCGTGGAAGATGCCAGTAAGGTAAGAAATGCAATGATTGCTGGTCTTTGGGGAAACTCCAACTTTGATGATGATAAGAATACAAGGCAAAAGGCGTTAACAGATATAGAAGAAAGCTTTCAAAGAGCAGTTAATTATATATATAATGAAACTACAGAAGATGATGAACACAAGGAAATGATGAAAGATCCATTCTTTGCGGCCATTAATAATTCTGATGAAGTTACAACAGAGGCACCTATTTCCTAAAACACGACCAATAAAAAAAAATAAAATAAGTAGGTGCTATGGCTGATAGAGACAGAGTATTAAGGATTATTTTAGAGGGCAGAGACAAAATCTCTGGCTCTCTTAATGCTGCGTCAAAAAACTTAGCAGATTTTAGAAATGAACTAAAATTAACAGATGATCAACTAAAAAAGAGTCATGGTTCCAGACATGGCCCCACTGGTGTCTTTATAAGCCAGAGTGATGTGAACAGATTTGCAAGGGACATGGGGAATATAAAAAGATCATTTGTCACAAGTCTTAAGGACATGAAAAAAGAGGCCAAATTATTTAGAAATGACTTTATAAATGCCTTTAAATATGAAAAGGAATTTGATAAAGAACTTAAGGAAGCCGAGGGTGACTTTGAGGAATTTAAAAGAAAAAGAATTCAAAAGGAAGACGAATTAAGAGCCGCAGAATTAAGAAAACTAAAAAAAGAACAGTTAAACAGAAGACTTATAGTAAAGGAAACAAATGCACAATATATATTGGAAAAAAATAGATTAATAGAACTAAATAAAAAATTAGATGATGATGCAATCAACGATGAAATATCAAGATTAAGAATATTAATTACAAGAAGAAATGCAGTTTTAAGAAGAATTGATTTGCAGGAACAAGAAAGAATAAGAAGAAAATTTCAGGAAAGAAAATCAAAAATTGAATTAACAACTCCAGGAGAAACATTAGCGGAATTAATTAAAGAAAGAAGAGATGTTGAAAAAGCACTTGATTCCTTGGGCAGACCTGGACAAAGATTGGGTAGAAGCATAGGGCAGTTTGGTAGAGGCTTTGCAATAGGAAGACAAAATGTTAAAGAATTAACAGATGAAGTAAGAAAATCAGAAACTATATTTGGAAAATTTGGTTTGGCAATTGGTGATTCCACAAGAAATATGGGTCGCTTTATTAACCTTAGATGGTTGTTTATAACCGGGATTATAACACTATTCTTCAACCTAGTCATTCGTCTTGGGGCTGCCCTTGTTGCACTTGCTTCTTCTGCTATTTTGGCCGCTGGTGCCCTTGGCGGAGCTTTTGCCGCATCTATTGCTCAATTGATTCCTGCGGTTGGTCTGTTGGCAGCCGCCTTTTCTAGATTAAATGTTGTTCTTGACTTGGTAAAGCAATCGGAAAAAAATGATGTAAGTTCCTCTGATGACAGAAAAGAAGCCATTGACAGACAAAGAGAGGCGGCTCAAAGATTAGAGGATTCACAATGGAGTCTAAAGAGAGCAATTGAGGGCGTTGCCGATGCTCAATATGATCTAAAGCAGGCGCAAAAGGGAATTGCAGATGCAATGCAGGAACAGCGAGACGCCGTTAAGGATTTGGCTGAAGCAAGAAAAGAGGCTCAAAGAGATATTGTTGATGCAAATCTTGAGGAAAGGGATGCCGCATTAGGTCTGGAGGAAGCAGAACTTGCCTTGTTGGACGCAAGAATAAGATTAAGAGAAGAGGAGGAAAAGCAAAGAGGCAAGGGGTCAGACCTTATTGATGCACAGGCGGCTCTTAAAGAAGCGAATGAGAGACTTAGAATTGCAAAGGAACAGGGAGATCAGGCGGAAATATCGTCTGCCTCACAAAATGTAACCTTAGCTGAACAAAATGTTAGTGAAATAAAGGACAGAGCTAGTGAAGTTGACAATGATCTGAAGCAGGCACAAATTTCTGTTCAAAGGGCGGAGATAAATAGAGATCAAGCGGTTATTAGGAAAAAGAGATCTGGAGAAGATGCCGCAGAGAAAAGAGAAAAGGGTATTGGTGGATCAGATGTTGTTGTAAGTGCTCAAGACCGATTAAAGAGGGCAATTGAGGGTGTTGCCGACGCCCAAAGAACACTTGTTCTTTCTAATAGGGCAGTAAGGGATTCGTTGCATGGTGTAAGAATAGCCAGAAGAGAATTAACTGACGCCCAAAGAAGTGCAACCGAGGCCACAAAGAAACAAACCGCCGCTCAAAGGGACTTTCAGGAGGCTTTTGCCGACCTGTCCCCATCTGAGAAGAAGCTGTTTAATTCTCTAAAGAGATTAAGAAAGATATATGAAGACGTTTTTGTTGGGACAAACAAAAAGGATGGAATACTTGGTCCAATAAATGAGGCAATGAGTAGATTTATTGATAGCCTCATAAAACTTCTTCTTGATCCAAAAATTCAAAAGGCGCTAAAAACGTTAGCTGAGTCGCTTGCTGGAGTAATTGACAAGTTTGCAAAATTTATAACAACAAAGGAATTTAAGGAAGATCTTATATTCTTTATTGATCAGGCAGCAAAGAATCTTCCCAAGGTTGCAGAGGCGTTGTTAAATATATTCAAGATATTTACAGATATTGCTAAGGCGGCATCCCCTATATTTGATAGATTGCTAGACAGATTTGTTGGGGCCACGGCAAGAGCAGAGAAATATACCGGAAAGAAGGGAACAAGAAACAAGGAAGATGGACCTCCTCGGGCCGGGGTAACAGGAAGACCAGGACAAGGATTCGGGGAAGAGGCTCCTCTTGATAAATTCCTTGGAACAGCAGAGGAACATCTTAATTCCTGGATTGATCTTGGTAAGGCAATTGTTGATGTAATAGCGGCCTTAACAACAACCGCTTCTCCAACAGGACAAACTCTTCTTGGCTCCATAACGAAAACTTTGAATAATTGGGCCGATTGGATGAGGGAAAATCCAGAAGAAGTTAATGAATTCTTTGACAAACTTACCAAAAATCTTGGAAAACTATTAAGAGCCTTAGGAAAAATATTCCTTGCATTTGCATCAGAGGAATTCTCTGCGTTTGTTGATCTTATTGTAGAAGTTGTTACCCCAGGATTGTTGACATTAATATGGTTTCTTGGAAAACTTTCTCAGGCGCTTCTGGCTCTGTTTGAAATTCCGTATGTTGGACAGGTTCTTAAATGGGTTGCAATTGGCTTAGTTTTTGAAAGAGCACTAAATAAAATTTTCCCAATATCTCAAGTTCTTACAAACTTTTTGAAAAAGGGCTTAATAGGTGCCTTTAGAGGATTGTGGCATGTAATAAAGGACCCAACAGGGGCAATAAAAAAGCTGGCTGGTACTGGAGGAATGCTAGATACCGTTAGATTGAAGTTGATGTATCTAAAAGATGGTCTAGTAAAAATGAAGCAAAGCTGGAAAGATTTATTTAAAAATATTGCGGATGGGGTCAAAAATGCAAAAGATTCTATTTCCACATTTGCCAATACAACAATTGAAAGGCTTTCAAAGGCCAAGGACTCTGTTATTGATTTTTCTAAAAAGACCGTAACAAGGCTAAATGATGTAAGAAAGGCAGCAATAAATGCAGCGAAGCAAGGGTTCCTGACGTTAGCTGAATCGGCAAAAAATACAGCAAAGGCAATAACGGCTACTCTAATGTCTTCACTGAGAAGATTTGTTGCCTATATATTCTCAGTTCTTATACCGGCACTTAGGGCACTAAAATGGAATGTAAGATTGTTGGTTGGGGCAACCGGAATTGGTTTATTGATTCTTGCCGCCGGGTTAATAATAGAGCATTGGGAAAAGATAAGACCATTCCTTACAAAACTATTTAATTGGGTTAGAGAAAAATTTACAGCCATTGGAGATTGGCTAAAAAATAACTGGAAGAAGGCGTTGGTTACAGCGTTGGCACTTATATTCACATTTCCTGTTGGAGTGATAGCTCTCTTAATATTTAAATTTAGAGATAAGATAATTGGTGTATTTAATAAAATTGGAACGGCAATAAAAGGTGCGTTTGGAGCGGCATTTACATGGGTTAGAGAGCAATTTACTAAATTGGGAAATTGGCTACGGGAAAAGGCGGAATCACTTCCTCTTATTGGAAGATTCTTTAAGAATAACAAGGCTACTGTCGAGGATCAAAACAAGATAAATAACGCTGTTTTGGCCGATAAATCACTTGATCCAATAAGAAAGAAAATAAAGAACTTGAGAAAAGATGGCTTAACCCCTGACGCAATATTACAAAGACTTATTGATACAGGAGATCTAGATGAAGATACCTATAAGAAGTTAGCAGCTAAAAAAGGAAGGGAGATACTCTTTGCACAACGCGGATTGGTTGTCCCTGGCTCCGGAAGCAAGGATACCGTTCCAGCAATGCTTACTCCGGGAGAATGGATTCTTAATAGGAGTCAGCAAGGAAGGTTGTCATCTGCTCTTAATATGTCGGCCCAACAGACAAAGGCATTCATATTTGGAACAAATATGGGGGAAAATGCTCCAGGTAGGGACACAACAAAAACAAAACCATCAAAGAAATTCAAGCCTATTTTGTTTGATTCCAATCTGTCTCTAATTCCACAGGAAGATCCAGATGGTGTTACAATTTGGTTCATTAGAATGGCTGATGGTACCTATGGACAGGTAACATCAAGGGATGCAAAGAAAATAGAATCTTCTAAGGGAACATACATACCAGGGTATGTCAAGAGAAGTTCTCATGGATTTAAACAAAATATTATGAATTATTTCGGTGGGGCAGGACAGCATTACAATCTTGGTGGAGTTGTTCAGGAATTTGGAATGCCAGGAATGTCTGGACCTGGACAAAGATTCTCACGAGGCGGAATTGTTCAGAAGCCAGGATTTACATCAGTCAAGAGGGGTGGAAACAAGATTGAACAGAACTTCAATGTTAGAACAGAAGGGGAAACCGACTGGAATTATGTAATGAGAATTGGCGCCATGCACGCCCAACAGGTCTTTTAACAGGTGAATTATGATAGAAAAGAAAATTATTTTTATGAGTTTTGATGAGGTAACAACATATACGATAAATGATCGCGCCGGAAAACCATTGCTTCATGAAGAAGATCCATTTTATTATATTTCAGTCAATAGTGTTGATGGCTTGGATCAAGCAGATATCTCCTATGAATCTCATCCTATACCAAATGTAACCGGAGAAAAAAGTGGGGATGTATTTAGGCGTGGAAGAACAATAACTTTGTCTGGAAATATATATGGAAGAAACATA